CATGGGGCATCATCGCCAATGCAGGTGGTGGTAACTGGAAGCTAGAAACCCCGGAATGGCAGGAAGCTGCGGCCCGCTGGCGAGATGAGTATCACCGAACATTGGATACGCAACGTGAAACGGTTGCCTCTTAAATACCTAGGAGGTAAAAATGCCAGCACATCAGGAAGCTTTTACCCGGCTCTCATCGAATCTTGCTGAAGCCACAACTAGACGTGAAATCGATCATATTCTTGATGAGTGGTATGACATTGCGCAGCGTGCTACCGAGTGGGATGCCGATCTGTGGGGTCTTCGTGATGATTTAGTTCTCGATGATCTTGCCATTGAGCACGATCAAAAACACGTTTTAACGTGAGCGGCCGGAAGCTATAAATTGGGGGCTGAGATTTAAGGTGACAGCCCCCGTCGATCAGCAGACCGCCAGCACGGCCGCGATGATGGCGGCCTACCTGGCAGCCACGGCCGCCCTACGATCGCGCCTGCTGGCCCTGGTTGCAGCGAGCTTCGCTGGGCAGGGTGACTACCGGGATGCAGCGGCAGACGCCTTTGTAGCGGCCATGGTGCCCCTTGTGCAGGCGTCTCAGCAGACCATGGCCAGCCTCACGAGCGCCTACCTGGCTCACCTGACCTCGGCCATGGCTGGCGGCACCGCGGCGCCGGTCGGCGTGGCACCTGAGGTGCTGAGCAATCTGCGAGGCGTCGATCCGGCCGATGTCTACCGGCGGCCCTACGTTCAGGTGTGGACTGATCTATCTAAGGGCAAATCGTTAGATGATGCTGTGGCTGCTGGCAGTCGGCGCGCTCAAAGTATCGCGTCTACCGACTTGCAAATGGCCAAGACCAGAGCGGCACAGGTGGTGATGCGAAATGATAAACGCGTTACTGGTTATCGTCGCGTACTTGTTGGTGCGCATTCTTGTGCGCTGTGTGTCTTAGCGTCTACGCGCTGGTACAGCCGAGGGGATTTACTTCCCATCCATCCGGGGTGTGATTGTGCAATTGCGCCCCTTGTGGGCGGTGCGCAGCCCGATGAGGTCCCGGCTGCCGAGCTTCATGCTGTGGTATCTCGGGATTTAGGTGCCCAGTATGTCAAGGCAAGTGGTGCAGGTCCGGTTGATTATCGCAAGATCATGGTCACTCACAATCATGGTGAGATCGGGCCTGTCCTCGGAGTGCGCGGGCAGAATTTCCTTGGCCCATCTGATATCCCAGGAGGATAACCAATGGGTAATTACAATGCCCAGCAGCGAGAGGACTTGCTTAAGCAGGGTAAAGCTCTGCCGGGCAAGGATGGTGGACCGCCGCGATTCCCCATTGATGATAGTCAGGATGTAGAGAGCGCCATACGTCTGGCTCAGACCCCAGAAGAGCGCAAGCACGTCTACAAACATGCACAGCGCCTCGGCAAGCTGGGCAAAATCCCCGCTCATTGGAAACCAGACGGCTTTATGCGCAATCAGGGGGTTTGATGGAGCAGCAGGTGAAGCTGAATCGCTTACAGATTATGTGGCTCGACCGCCATTATCAAATCCGGAAGCGACGTGAGAAAGCAGTGCGTTGGGTTGCTTGGCACCTCCCACATGAATTAGTGATGTGGTGCTATTACCGGGTAGCTGCGCACGCAACAGGCATGGAGTATCCCACCTCGAATGCCAGCGAAGTTCTTATGATGGAAGCTATCCGCCGCTGGGACACCGCGAAAAAATGACTTCCCCTGCAATTCAGTAGGGGTGCGTGACGGCCACGCTCAAGAGCCGGTGATTTGTCGACGGACTATAAACGGGAAAGGTACGAATCATGGCTGATGAGAATGATACCTCAACTGAGGGTGATGGGCAGCAAGGTACTGCGCAGCAGGGTCAGCAGAACAATGGTGGGCAGGAAGGACGAGAAGACACCACTCGTCAGCAGCATGAGGAAAACGTCAGGCAGGAAGCCGAAGACAAGGGCAAGACGCTTACTCAAGCTGAGGTAGACAAGATTGTCGCTGATCGTGTCAAGCGCGAGCGCAGCAAATTCTCTGATTATGATGACCTGAAGAAAAAGGCCGGGGCTTACGACAAACTACAGGAAGATCAGAAGTCAGAGACGCAGAAGCTCAATGATCGGCTTGCGGCACAGTCCATTGAGTTGCAGGAGCTACGGGTAGAGCGAATCCGGCGCACAGCTGTGGCCAGTGCTGGGCTAGATCCAGAGATGGCCGAGTTTATTACCGCAGCCGATGAGGAAGAAGCTGCGGAGCAGGCAAAGAAACTAGCCGACCGGCTCAAGCCCGGAAAGCAAGGTGCCCCAGATTTCAAGCAGGGCACGCGCACTACCCCTCCGCCGCAACGGTCTCGGGATGAATTGCTGCGCGGATTAGCGGGGTTCGGAAGTCACTAATTACAGGGCACGCTAGCCCTGTCTTTCATATAAGGAGATGGGTACAGCATGCCCACATACAATACTGGAATTAACCGCGGCTCACCTCCGTATGGTACCGATCCGCTGGTGCCGGAGCCGTTGTCCGAGGATATTATCCAGCAGCTGCCTGAGCAGTCGGCCTTCCTCAAGATGGCACGTATCGTGCCGATGTCTACCCGTACCAACCGGCTGCCCGTGCTCGACGTCTTGCCCCAGGCCTACTGGGTGTCTGGTGATAGCGGTTTGAAGCAGACGACAGCGTTGCAGTGGAAGAATGTCACGCTGGTTGTCGAAGAGCTGGCCGCGCTCGTTCCGATTCCCGATGCCTACCTCGCCGATACCAACATTCCGTTGTGGGATGAAGTGCGGCCGAGGCTGGTTGAGGCTCTGGGCAAGGCCGTTGACTCGGCAGCCTTGTTCGGCGTGAACAAGCCGTCTACGTGGCCAGCAGCCATCATCCCGGCGGCTATCGCTGCGGGCAACATCATCACGGACACGAGCCCGGACATCCCGGCGGCCGTGGCTTCGTTGGCCGAGCGGGTCTCTCTGGACGGCTACACCAACATCAATGGTTGGTTGATCCGGCCTGGGTTCAAATGGCGCTTGCTGCGGGTTCGTTCGAGCGGATCTGGTGAGCCGATCTACATGCCGGACCTCCAGAATGGCCGCGGTGGCAGTCTCTACGGTTACCCGCTTCAGGAAGTGAGTAACGGGTCTTGGGATCCGACCGTTGCGGATCTTCTCCTCGGAGACTGGTCTATGGCCATTGCCGGAACACGACAAGACATCACGTTCAAGATGTTTGATCAGGGTGTGATTGTTGATGACACCGGTAAGGTTATCTACAACGCTGCCCAGCAGGATGGCCAGATTATGCGAGTTGTAATGCGGATGGCTTACGCAACGGCCAACCCCGTTACTAACCTCAACTCCAACTCGGCCACGCGTTTCCCGTTCGGCGTGCTGGCTACCGGCTCTGCCTCGGCAAGCTAAGGGAGGGTGCTGCGGTGCGTATTCTTGCGATGCTTCATTTGTACGCACCGCAGCATAATGCAGGGGCCGAGACAACTGCACATCAGCTTTTGAAGAAGCTAGTAGAGTGCGGTCATCAAGTTGTTGTGCAGTTGTCTATGGCCCACGCAATGTACGTTACCGGGCCGTACATGTACGAAGGTGTCTCGGTTTACCCGTACGTCGATCAGGCAGACCCGTTGCGGTGGCTTGATATGCCAGATAAACCTGACCTGATCATCTGTCATCTGTCTAATGTTCTGCGAGCCTCGATCCTCGGCGACATGTATAAAATCCCTGTCGTGACATTGATGCATAACGCGCTTGGAAAGAGTAAAGCAGATCTGCGGTGGAAGACTAGATTGATCGTGTACAACTCCGAATGGATGCGGGCGGATGTCGAAGCTTGGTGGCGAGACAGCCAAGAATCCGAGCCTCCGCACGGTATCGTAGTCCGGCCGCCTATTTTCCCCAATCAGTACCGGGTCACTCCGCCCACCGCGGCGAAGGGTTGCATCACGCTCGTCAATCTGTACGAAGAGAAGGGCTCCGAGGTCTTCTATGCTTTGGCCGAGCGATTCCCTCGGCTGAACTTCTTAGGAGTCTGCGGGGCCTACGGCAAGCAGGATGTCCGGATCCGGCCCAATGTGGCGATCATTCCGCACGTCGCGGCTCACCACATGGCCAAGCAGGTCTACCGCCGGACGCGCGTGCTCTTGATGCCCAGCAGCTACGAAAGCTACGGCCGTGCGGGTGTCGAGGCAGCCTGCTCTGGCATCCCCACCATTGCGCACCCCACAGCGGGCCTCTTGGAGGCCCTGGGCGACGGTGGGGTCTTCTGTGATCGAACGGACCTCGGAGCCTGGGTGGCCGCGCTGGCGGGGCTCACAACGGCTAAGGGCTGGGCGGCAGCGTCGGCCAAGGCCCGCCGGATACCAGTACGCCTCACTACCGAGGCCGACCTTGACCGATGGGTGCAGGCGGCCGAGATGACGGCCCGCGTACCGATCCTCACCTAAGGGGGTTCTCATGTCGCTGAAGCCCCTGGTTT